GGCTGCCGCTTTGGCCGTAGTGGAGAGTAACAAGGTGTGGGCTGAGAAGCTAGGGATTAGCCAGGCAGCGCGGACTACCTGCGTGAAGCCTGCAGGGTCCACCTCGCTGGAACTAGGTTGCGTAGGGTCTGGAATACACGCGCACCACGCCCGTAGGTACATTCGCAGGGTAAGGGCTAATAAGGACCAGCCTGTGTTTAAGTACTTCAAGAGTAAAAACCCTCATATGTGCGTGTACACCGGGAAAGAAGATGTGTGGGTTATCGAGTTTCCAGTGAAGGCCCCTGCAGGGGCTGCTCTGAAGGAAGATACCACCGCCGTGGAGTTTTTGGAGTTGGTGCGTATGACCCAGAACAATTGGGTACGTCCTGGGACAGCCAGGCCAGAAAGTTCCCCAGGAACTTGCCACAACGTCAGCAACACTGTTACGGTCGGCCCCGACGAGTGGGACGAAGTTTCTGAGTACGTTTGGAAGCACCGTGACGACTTCTCTGGAATTTCTTTCATACCTGCTACCGGTGACAAGGACTACGCCTTTAGTCCAATGGAAAAAATTGCTACCGAAGCTGACGAAGTGAAATGGAACAACTTGCTGAAGCACTATACTCCGGTGGACTATACTGAGATGGTCGAGGCAGAAGATAACACTGATTTGTCTGGCGAATTGAGTTGTGCCGGCGGAAAATGCGAGCTATAGTTCCTAAATGACACCAGGGGAAGTAAAAGGATACCTGCGGCAGATTATCTGCCGTAAGGAAATTTCTAAAGAAGAGAAAGAGGCAGTAGGGTGCGCCCTGCAGGCTGTGGAGCTTATGCTGTCCGTAGCCCCTGTTATCTCTAAGGCTACTAAGGAGTTGGAAAATGTTAAAGATCATAGTGGCGCTATTAGCGTTGTTGACACCGGAGAAATCCCCGAACCGAACACAGGTTGGGTTGGGGACCACGTTTTACCCTATAGAAAAGGGCCTAAATAACGGCATTCTAGGCTGTACTGGGGGGCGCTGGGAAGACTCTGAGCAGCCGTACTGCGCCTCACGGACTATACCCTGTGGTACTTGGGTTTTTATCGAAAACCGCAAGACAAAAGACACCACTTGGTGTAAGGTGATGGACAGGGGGCCGTACGGTAAGTACGACGCTGATGGAAAGTGGTTCAATTCAGCCACAGACCGTAAGCGTTCCAAGATCGAGGGACGCCCGCCTAGGAAGGGCAGCTACAGGGCTGTAATTGATATGGGACATAAAGTGACAGAAGCCTTAGGATCAAACGGTGGGACTATAAAGGTGCGGGTGAAGTGGTGGCGCAAGAACGAGCTAGCAGGGGTACTTGATCAGTGGCTGGTTAAGTAATGGCAAAATTTGATTTCGACAGAGACTTCCAAGTGGAGGTCCTCTCCCTCATATTCCAACAGTGGGATTTCCTTGTCTTCGCCGCAGATTTAATACAACCAGCATACTTCGATGACCAGGTACTGATCTGGTACTTCCAGGCAATGGTTGACCATTATGAGAAGTACAATCAAAAGCCTACCATGGGGGTTCTTAAGAATGAGCTTCTTAAGGCCGCAAAGAGTAAGCGCATCAAGAAGGAAGAGATTTCTTCGTACAAAGAGGTGTACGAGGACCTAGAAGATCCTGTCTTAGCTGAGGACTACATTAGGAACGAGGTGGTGCGGTTCTGTAAGACGCAGGCCACAAAGAAGGCTTTGCTGCGTACTAGTGAGATGATGCACGCCCCCGAGCCTGATTGGGACGCGATGGGCAAGATTTTAGACGACGCAAGAAGTGTAGGGGATGACGCTTCTAACATGGGCCTGAAATACTTTGAGGAAGCGGAAGAAAGGGTTAGGGTAAGAAGCTTGGGAGATGACAAAGTTAGAGTACCAACAGGTATCACAGGGCTTGATGACGTAATCGGAGGGGGGCTAGAAGAAGAGCAGATGATGATTTGGATGGGCGGTACAGGAGCCGGTAAGAGCCTCGCACTAGCACAGTGTGGTAAGCGTGCCATAGTAGGGGGCTTTAATACTGTCTACTACACTCTAGAACTGAGCGCAGACATAATCGCTAAGAGGTACGACTCCGGCATCTCCAGGGTCCCAATGATGGAGATTGACAGGCACCCAGATGACGTCCTTAGGGTGGTCAACAAGTGGGGCCGCAGGTATGGTAACAACCTGATTATCAAGCAGTACGCCCCTCGCCAGGCGTCTGTGAACACTATTAAAGCACACCTAACTATGCTTAGGAACAGTGGGTTTAAGCCAGATTTGGTAATCGTGGATTATTTGGATCTTCTAAAGCCTCTTACAAGCTACAATGACGAGTACGCAGACCTTGGGGCAATCGCTACCGACCTTCGTGGGCTTGGAGTCGAGTTTAAGGTACCTGTGCAGACCGCCACGCAGGTTAACCGGTCTGGCATGCAGTCTGAGGTTGTGGAGCTTGCCCATGTGTCCGACTCTCTAAAGAAGCTCTTCGTTGCGGATGTCGTGGTACCTATTTGTAGAAACCGCGAGGAAAAGCAAGCAAACCGTGCTAGGCTGTTTACAGCTAAGAATAGAAACGGGCCAGAGGGCATTGAGGTGCCCATAGCCACTGCATACGATAGGATGGCGTTCTACGCCCCCGCCGCGATGGGCGGCCCTGTCGAGAGCGAGGCAGACTCTGCCGTACTGGTTAGATCTACCGATGCCTAAGCTGAGGTACCTGACTATCGACGGAGAGGTCCTGAGTGTTACTAAGTGGTCGAGAAGAGCTGGGATACACCCAGAAACTGTAAGGGGAAGGTTAGACAATGGATGGGACCCTAAGGAGGCGGTGTTCGCACCGGTACAACGCATGAGTTCAGCAGGAAGAGGCGGCGCAGCCCGCGAAGACCACGACAAATACTACACTCCAGATTGGCTGATAGAAGAGCTAATTAGGCTTATGGGTAGGCATATCCCCTTCTCCAAGAAGGGCTTGTGGCTGCTTGAGCCCGCGTGCGGAGGAGGGGCCATCGTTAAGAAGCTCCAGGAAGCATATAACCCGGCTAGGGTAGACTACTTTGACTTATCCCCGGACGACGATTTTGAGTGCAACCAGCAAGATTTCTTCGAGTTTGTGTATAGGTGTCACGCTAGGCCCGACGCTATTGTCACTAACCCGCCGTACGCCATAGCACAAAAGTTTATAGAGCATGCCATACATCTTGTACGTGACGGGGGATTTGTTATCATGCTCCTCAGGGTTAATTTCTTTGGTGGGCAGAAGAGGTCTGTATGGCTCTCTGAGAACATGCCAATAGAGATGCACATAACCCCAAGGAGGCCCTCCTTTAAAGGAAAAAGGACGGATTCCACGGAATACGCCTGGTTTGTGTGGCGCAAGGGTGAAAACCCAGAATTTACGAAAACATACATGCTGGACACGCGTACCGACCGGTACCGCAAGTAGATAAGGAAATGAATTAATGGGTTGGAAAATGTTTGATTATAGGTGTCAGGAGTGCGGGAATGACTTTGAGAGTATGGAAAAGACTCATGAGGACCTAGTAGAGTGCCCCGCGCTTACTGAGGATGGGACTAAGTGTGGAACTTGGTGCGAGGTTATGCCTAACGCAAACCTAGGGTGGACGAATGACCCCAACGCCCGCAAAGAGATGCTGATGAAGCGGTCGGCAGAGCATACTGCTAAGGAGCAGAAGAACGGCAACATGATGAGCCCTAAGGACTTACCTAAGCTATGAGCATAGTAGGCTCCAGCCTCGAAAGCTTCCTAGAGGAAGCTGGTATACACGATGAAGTGTACACCAACTCAAAGGTGCGGGTTGCCCAGTGGAACCTAGGGGAATGGCAAGAGGCGATGGGGATGAAGATGTGGGAGGGCGTTCGAGGAGGTAGGTACTACCTGGTGGATACCTTGGACAAGTTTGCGGCTTTCATGGCGAAGGCGGCAAGTCAGCCAGCGTTTGCGGTTGATACTGAGACTAGCGGCCTGGACTGGGTGAAGGCTCGGGCCTGTGGTGTCGTAATCGGGTGGGGGGTGGAGAATAACTACTACCTCCCGATAGACCATAAGGATTTCGATACAGGGGAGCGACTAAACCAAGGTCAGCTTAACATCGAGGACATTGTAGAGCGTCTGAACGAGCTGCTCTCAGACTCCTCAAAGGTTAAGATCCTGTGGAATGCCAAATTCGACCTGCATGCCCTAAAGGTTATTGGCGTGGAGGTAGGAGGGGTCATACACGACGGGCTAATCTCCTCATTCTTGCTAGACGAGAATTGTGACCATAGCTTGAAGGGCATGTCTAAAAGGTTCGTAGACAGAAAAGCCGACCTATGGGAGAAGGATATCAACACCTGGCGGGTGGACGAATCTAAGCGAAGGCGAAAGCTGCTCAGTGCGATGATTAAAAGCACTGTAGGCGAGCTTAAGTCTGACCCAAGGATGGTAGCTTCTGCACACCAGACAGCTAATGAGCAGATTGAAGCCTTAGACCTCGCCGGTATGCCCCCAGCGTCTGTAAAGCGGAAGAAGACCTCTTTCATTAACGCTGCGCACAAGGAGAGGGCCAAAGCGAAGCTTAAGCACCACTACTACAACAGGAACAAGAAGGACCAGATATCCTATGACTTGATACCTATTGATGATATGGTCCCCTACGCTTGTGCTGATGTCCACTACACCTGGCTTCTGCACAAGAAGTTCTTTAACGCTCTGGCGGAGGATAAAGCTCTTGTTCAGCTGTACATCAACGAGATGCAGCTGTGTAGGGTACTGTTCGGGATGGAGCAGGCAGGTCTAAAGACCAACCGTGAGTACCTGGTCAACATTGGGCCTGAGCTTATAAAAGAGGCCTACGAGGCTGAGCAGGAGGTGTACAGGCAGGTAGGGTACGAGTTCAACATTGGCTCAACTCAGCAGCTTGTGGACGCTATCAAGTCTGTAGGCATCACTCTGACGAAGTACACGAAGACCTCTCAGGAGAAGATTGATAGAGGGGAAATAACAGAGAAGGAAGCCACTTTCTCAGCAGACAGCGCAGTGCTGGAGATATTAGCGGCTACTCACCCGTTCGCTAAAGCTGTCTTAGACTACCGTGGTGCTTTGAAGATCAAGAGTACGTATATTGACGGTATCCTAGACAAACTGGATGACAACGATTTTATTCACGCTAGCTTCACGCAGAACGTCAAGACGGGGCGCATGTCCTCAAGGGCCCCCAACCTACAGAACATCCCATCGAGGGACAAAAGAGTAAAGAAGTCATTCATTGTCCCCGATGATGACCACGTGTTTGTCTTCATTGATTACTCTCAAATCGAGGTTCGACTGGTGGCACACTACAGCCAGGACCCGTTGCTGCTATCTTGTTACCCATTCGAGGGTGAGGGTAGAGACGTTCACTCTTTGACGACCTCTGAGGTTATCATGGGGATGGACTACGACGAGTTCCTGGGGATGCGTGGGGACAAGACGGGGCATGAAAACAACCCTCTATGCACGTGTAATTACTGTATGGCGAACGATATGCGCCGGATCGGCAAGACGATTAACTTTCTCATCATTTACGGTGGTGGCGGAGGGGTCCTGCAGACACAGATCTCAACCCCAGAAAAACCTGTTGACATCACAACCTGCAAGGAGTATATCAAAGGCTACATGCGCAAGTACCGAGGGGTGCAGAGGTGGATCAATCTTACTGAGAATGACGTGCTTCGCAAACTACACGTTCAAAACGTTTTCGGACGCTACCGCAGGTTTCCAGATATTAATCATGTTGACGACAAGGGAAGATACCGTAGACTACGGCAGGCAGCTAACTTCCTCATTCAGGGGTCGGCAGCAGACTTGTTCAAGTACGCCCTGGTTCGTGTTAACAAGTTCATTAAGGGGACTGGTATCAAGATTGTTAATGTCGTGCACGATGACATTCAATTTTATTTTCCGAAAAACAAGTTGCATATGCTCAAGGATGTGGTAAGAATAATGGAAGACTTTCAGTTCACTGTCCCAATCATTGCAGACGTAGAGGTGTCGGACACCACTTGGAGCGATAAAGTGGAAGTGCCTAGAGAGCTACTTGATGGGTTTACCTATGAAGCGTTTAAGGAATTGGTAGAAGGATTTTAGGAATGAGTGAAAAATTGACAGTACTAACGGAGGGGACAATTGAGTCCGCATACGACTACGACATTATCATCAATAATGTCACATGGCCTAACAACATTAGGGAGGATTTGAGGCTAGATAGGACCATCCTAGAGGATGAGTTTTCTACACAAGCAGAAAAATATGCTTACTATTCAACACTGGCGGCGCTGGCTCGGGACCAGGAGGCCAAGCTGAAGAGGGTTATGGACCACGCGTACGCCACCGCAGACAGTGTAGCTCGCATGGACGCTAAGGCTGCCAAGGTAGCAGACCCTAAGCTAAAGTTTACAGAGATGATGTACGAAACGGTGGCTAAGACCTCCGAAGGTTTCCAGCACGCTCAGCTGGCATATTTGGAGGCTAAGAAGCTAGCAGACCTGTTACGGTTCGCTACTGAAGCGTTCTCACAGAGAAAGGAGATGTTGATTTCCCTAGGAGCCCATGCTAGGACTGGAGCATCCGATGTAAGGGTTATGGGGGCACACGTAAGGAACAATATTCAAAGAGAAGAAGAAGAAGAAGAAACTGAAGAACCAGTAAAAACATCACGAAGAAAGCCAAAGAAACAACAATAAGGAAAAAATATCATGGCAATTGATTTTAGTAAAGTAAACAAACTAGTAGACGACGAGCGCGTACGCGAAAAGGGTAACAGCTTTGGGCCGCGCATCCTATGGTGGAAGCCTCAATCAGGCGAGAACCGTATTAGAATTTGTCCTCCATGGACTACTGAGGGGGCCAACGCAGATGTCCCTTTCAGAGAGGTGTACCGACACTGGAGTGTTGGTGAGGGTGGCTACGTGGAGGAGGGCGGCCTGAGCTTCACCTGCCCTGTGAAGACCTCTGACGGCCCAGGAGGTACCTGTGAGGTTTGTGACCTAGTCACAGAACTCCGCAATAGCGGCTCTCCCGCTGACTCGGAGTTCGCTAAGCAGCTGTACGCTAAGCGGCGACTGTACAGCAACATGGTGGACCTTAAGGACCCTGTGTACACCCAACAGGACATGGACGATTGGGAAGACAACGCACGGGATGGCGACGAATGCCACTTCAGCGTAGGGGACACGAAAGTGCAGGTATTCAGCTACGGCACGACTATCTACAAGCAGCTGCTTGACTTCCTGCAGGACGAGATCGATTTGACTGAGTTCTCAGACCCTGTAGAGATCAAGCTTGTTCGGGAGGGTAAGGGGCTTAACACTAAGTACCGTCTACGACTAAACACTCGTAGCAAGCCTCTTGAGGTGGTAGGAGACTTGTCGGAACTCATGTACGACTTGGATGACATCACCCCCTTCCCTAAAGAAGGGGCTATGTCGGCAGCACTTAGCGGGGAGTCCGTAAAAAAGCCTGAGGCCCTTGAGACAGGGGCAGCTCGCAAGGCACCTGGGCTACCGTCCTCTGCAGTGGAGGAGGCCGTGCGGGTGTCCACCCCTAGCACCGTAGTTGAAGAGGAGGATGAAGACCCTCCTGAGTGTTTCAATGACTGCAAGACACAGGACGACGAAGACCCTGTGTGTACCGGTGGGTCGGATGGTAAAGACAACTATGACGCTTGTGAGTTCGTCACTGAGTGCCGTGAGACTAAGCTAGTGGCTATCTCCAAGAAGAAAAAGCCATCACGTGGCCGCCGCAAGGCTGCCGCACCAACTTCCGCACCAACTGCCGAGACTGTCGATGACATCGAGGCGATGATGCAGGAGGCTATGCAATAATGGCAAAGAAGAAATCGGGGACACCAACGGGTAACACCGCTAACGATAACTTTGAGGCTCTCCAAGGAAAGCTATCCAAGTTGTACGGTGAGTCGGAAGCCCGCCCCCTTTCTTCTGCGGATGTGTTGTCTAACGTAGCGTTCTCCACCAGTTCAGGATCTATCGTAGTTGATAAGGTCCTGTCTGCTGGGAACCCTAGGCCTTGTACTATGTGGCCATTTGGTCGCATGGTCGAGGTTAGTGGTTTGAACGGTACAGGTAAGACAACCCTGTGCGCCCAAGTGGCCGCGCAGACGCAGAAGGCAGGAGGCATCGTAGTTGTAGTGGACACAGAGGAACGTATCGCTGAGGACTGGTGGCAGACTCTTGGAGTTGATACCAGTAGGGTTATCAACCTGCACGCCAACAGTATCGAGGACGTGTTCAATAAGCAGTACGAGGCCATCAAGATGCTTCACGAGCACGACCCAAGCCAGCCTATGTTCCTGCTTTGGGATAGTGTAGGAGGCACCAGTACAGACCTGATTCTCGAAGGCAAGGGTACCCTCATGGAGAGGGCTAATAAGGTCTACGGTAAGGAGGCTAAGATCATTGGCACTGGCTTGAAGGCTCTAAATGGGCTTGTGGCTAAGACTAAGGTGGCGTACACCTGGACAAACCATGTATACACCAAGATGGGAGTTTCCTTTGGGTCTAAGTGGGAGACGTACGGGGGTGAGAAGCTAAAGTTCTTCGCTACCGTACGGTTGCAGCTTGGACTGATGAAGACTATCTGGGAAGAGGATGCGTTTGGCAAGAAGCAAAAGGTGGGGCAAGTTGTGGAGATTAAAGCTCTCAAGAACTCGCTAGGACCTATGCAGATGGCTAAGGAAGCCTACCTGATGGGTGGAGAAGGTTTCAGCAACGACCGCACTATCTTCGAGGTGGGCAAGCAGGCTGGCCTAATCCAGATGGCAGGCTCCTGGGGTACCGCTCATTTAGGTGGGGACGAGGTCAAGTTCCAAGGCTGGAAGGGCTTTAGGGAGAAGATCATCCCTCACCCCAAGTATCCAGAGCTTTATGCAATGGTTTTGGAGTTCCTATAATGGGTTGTTGTAAGAAGCTGTCCGTACAGGTTATGAGGCTGCGCCCAGAAGCTGTAATCCCTGAGTTCCAAACTCAGGGGGCAGCTGGCTGCGACTTGCACTCTGTGCGGCAGGTGAACATCCAACCTGGCACCACTGAGGTTATCCCTACTGGTCTGGCCTTAGCTGTGCCAGCGGGGTACGAGCTACAGGTTCGGCCGAGGTCTGGGCTCGCCGCAAAACATAGCTTGTCTGTGCTGAATTCTCCTGGTACTGTGGACTCCGATTACAGGGGAGAGGTGAAAATCATCATTCACAACCATGGAATGATCTCTCATCTTGTAAATGTAGGGGACCGCATTGCACAAGCAGTGTTCAACAAGCTGCCAACCGTGGAGTTTGTTGAGGTTGAAGAGTTAGCTGAAACCGACAGAGGTTCTGGCGGATTCGGCAGCACCGGTAGTTAGAAAATTAGGCTTAGGGGTTGGTACTCGAAATACGTAACCCCCGTGCAGGTGAAAGGCCTGCTCTTTTTTGGAAAGTGTTAAAAATTCATGGCTAAGATTGTAGTTTTCAGCGATTTACATGCTCACTGCTTCGGCCCGTACAGTACGGTGCTAGAAGACGGTACTAACAGCCGCCTGCAAGACGCCCTCAATGTCATTGAGAAGGTACGGCAGGTGGCTAACGATGTAGGTGCCGATATGGTCCTGTTCGGTGGCGATCTGTTTCACGAGCGTAGGCATATCGTCACCCAGGCCTTTAGCAAGGTGTATGAGGCGCTGTCTATGTTCGCCGTAGACAGGATGCCTCTTTTTATGATTCACGGGAATCACGACCAAGCTGATAAGGCTGGCAAGTTCCACGCTCTTAGCCCGTTTGGAGCGTTCGCTACTGTAGTAGACGAACCTGGGTGGGTCACCGTACAGGGTAAGAACACCCTTGTAGATATCCTTGCGGTACCGTATATTGAAGACACAAATCATTTATTGGACGTAGTACATGAAAAAGCCCCTGATAGTAGTAACCCGAAGATCTTCCTTGGCCATTTTGGTCTTGATGGCGCTAAGCTTGGGGCTGATTTTGTTTACAGTAACTCTAATGAGCCTGTTATCGGTAATATTCCCACAGGCAGGTTTGACGTTGGGTTTCTAGGGCACTTTCACCTACACCAGCAGCTTGCACCGAACTTCTGGTATGTTGGTGCTCCTATGCATCATAATTGGGGGGACAAGGGGCAGGCTCGGGGGTTGATGGTGTACGACACAGAGACTAAAGAGGCTAAGCACGTAGCTTTGACTAACACTCCGCAGTTCATTGAACTTACCATGGAGGAATTCAATGGTACATGGTCTGGGAGTGACCCAAGTGTAGGCGACTACATTCGCGTCATCTCAGACAAGCCGTGGACAGAGGATAAGATTGAAGAGTCTAGGTTGTTCCTGAAAGCTCGGTCTCTTGAGGTTGTGTGCTCTAGGGTGCAGGTAGACGAGGCCTTCGAGGTCCGGTTAGACGTAGAGCCCGGGGCTTCTTACGACGAGATGGTCACTGAGTACGTGAAGTCTGGCCTGGTGGACCTGGACGGTCTAGAGGAAGAGTGGCTAGTAGCCGTAGGGCATAAGATTCTGTCGGAGGTCTCGTCATGAGATTCAACACACTAACAATTCAAAACTTTCTAAGCTACGGCCCAGTGCAGGAGGTCTGCCTAGCAAACCAAGGGCTAGTAGGCGTATTTGGGGCCAACACAGACAGTTCATTCGATTCCAACGGAAGTGGCAAGTCTGCTATCATCGAGGCAATCGTATGGTGCCTGTGGGGTGGCACCGTTAGAGGTCTCAAGGCCGACGAGGTAGTCAACGCTCAAGTTGGGCACAGCTGTGAGGTAACCCTCACTATAGACGACGGGGATAGCCAGTACAAGATTACAAGGTACCGGGGCAAAGAGGACGTTAAGAAGAAGAACGACGTGCTAGTCGAGCTAAACGGGGTAGATGCTACCCAGGGCATTGTCTCAGACACTCAGGCCTTTATCAACAACGTAGTAGGTATTACGTTCGACACGTTCTCACAGAGCGTGCTACTAACGGCTAATACTAAGTCTTTCTGTACGCTGAAGGATAGCGAGCAGAAAGAGGTGCTGGAGGACATCCTAAACATCGACATGCTGCGCAGGGCGCAAGCACAGGCTAAGAAGGAGATCTCTAAGGCAGAGGCTCTCCTGTCTGGCCACCTTGGTAGATTAGGCCCCATAGCAGACCATATAGCTGGCGTGGAGAGTGACATTAAGACCCTCAATGCTAAGAGTGATACCTGGGAGCGGGAGAGTGGGCTAAGAAGCGAGCGGATTAAGCTGAGCATTGCAGAGACTCAGGCCTCAATTGATGGGGCTAAGGAGGCTGCTGAGAAGTACGTGGAACTCTCTGAGAGAGTGGCTGAGCTAAAAGGTGAGGCATCCGAGATTGAGGAAGAGCTTGAAGGACGTATAAGCAGCATTGGGACTGTGGATGAGAAGGTCAACCGCAACATGCGCAAGATCTCTAAGAAGAAGATTGAGCAGGACACCGTGGTCAATATGACTAGGGCCTCTATCTCTCGCCTATCTAACCTGGCTGGGACGGTGTGTGAGACTTGTGCCCAAAGCATCGACCCAGACACCGCAGACGAGCAGATTCAGAGTTTAGAGAGCCTGATAGACGATGCTAACGACACTATCCTTAACTTGGTTATGCTAGAGGGTAAGTTACTCGCCGCAGGGGAGGCCGAGCGTGCCCCTCACGAGGCAGAGCTAGGGGTACTCAGGGACGCTCTGAGAGGGTTGAACATCACTAGGGATGGTCTAGAGGTGGAGGAGCAGAACGCCCGTAGCAAGGCATCATTCCTCCCTTCATATGAGCAGAGGATGAAGGACCTGGAAGACGCTATCGGGTCAAAGGAGTCCACTGCGAACCCGTACCTGGAGCTTATCGAGAGTGGTAAGGAAGACATCAAGAATCGTAAGAAGGACGCCAAGCTCCTAAAGAATAAGGTGAAGGCTGCGGAGCTTGAGCTAAAGGGTCTTAGATTCTGGGAAAGGGGCTTTGGTAACAAGGGTTTGAAGTCATATATCCTTGACAATGTGGTACCATTCTTGAATAAGAGGGCCCAGAAATATGCGGATATTATGTCTGACGGTGCGTTAACAATAAGGTTTTCGACACAGACTCGTAACAAGGATGGGTCCCTCAGGGAGAAATTCAATGTATCAGTGGTTAATGCGAATGGTGCGGACGTTTATAAAGGCAACTCTTCTGGTGAGCGCAGACGTTCTGATGTTGCAATTGGGTGGGCTTTGGCTGATCTGGCTGCAACTAGAGCATCTAAACCAATCAGATTTCGGGGCCTAGACGAGCCCTTTGAGAATTTAGACGCAGAGGGGATAGACGCGGTATTTAAGCTGTTGCAGAGTGCCGTGACGGAATACGAGACTATATTGTGCATTACGCACAATTCAGGGCTAAAAACTAGATTTACAAACGAATTACACGTGACAAAGAAACACGGATCTAGTACAATTCAACAGTAAATAGCTACTTGGAAAGGTTTTATATATGAGCGAAGAGAAGAAAGAAACAGAAGAAATTCCGACAATCGACCTGGGGGACATTATTGGCGATAAGATCGCCTCAATGATCCCGTCTGAGAAGGACCTATACCTACGGATCCTTTTCCTACTGAACCAGTCTGAACGTTACATTAAGTTTATCGATGATAACTTCGATATCCACACGGCAGTAAACGATGAAGACAAATCTATTGACCTGGCAGTGATTGAGAAGCCTACCGTAGAGCAGGTCGATCACAAATCTCACGAGCTAGGGTTGGACACTGCTAGGAGCTTGAAGGCGCATATGTACCTTAAGAGCTTAGGTGTGGAGAAGTCGTCTGAGGCAGTCAAGAAGATGTATGAGATCTTTGGTGGGACTGATGAAAACGCTATTGTAGCGTCGGCTACCGACGCGGACATCAGCAAAGAGATCAAGGCCCTACGTACCGCTGAGAAGTTTAAGGCGTAGCCGTGGTAGTCAACATCTGGACGGATGGTAGCATCGAGGGTGGTAACCCCGGGGGCCACGGCGTAGGGGGTTACGTTATTAAAGGACTGTCTAGCGCCCCCATAGAGGGGACCGTGGACTTGGGCAAGTCTCCTACTATGACTAACAATATTGCCGAGTACTCGGCAGTGATTGGCGCTCTTGAGGAGGCCCTAAATGAGGCATACGACCGGGACATCATCCCTGAGAAGCTGGTGGTCCACTCGGACAGTAAGTTGGTGGTAGAGCAGTGTAGCGACCGCTGGCAGTGTAACAACGGTACTCTGAGGCGTCTTAGAGAGCAGATCTGGAACTTGTGCGAGATGTTCAGCCTCTCGGAGGTGGAGTTCAAGTGGATCCCGAGGGCAGAGAACACGGAGGCCGACGAGGTTTCCAGATCGTTGTACAAGCCATGAGAAAGTCTGTAGAGATAGGGGACGTGTTCGGCAGGCTTACAGTGGTTGAGAGAGCTAATGGAAAGCACGGTAAGAAGATGTGGAGATGTCACTGCTCCTGCGGCGGACAGTCGGTGTCAAGTACTGGGGATCTGAACCGTGGACACTCTAAGTCGTGTGGATGCTACAGGCTCGATAAAGTGACTACGCACGGCTTTACAAATTCCCCAGAATATCGAGTTTGGAGAGGCATGCTGCAGAGGTGTAGGAACAAGAATAACAATAATTACTCACTATACGGAGGTAGAGGTATAGAAGTTTGCCCTGAGTGGAGTGACTTCTCTACGTTCCGAAGGGATATTGGAAAGAGGCCTTCTCCCGGACATACATTGGATAGGATAGACAACAACGTTGGCTACTCACCAGAAAACTGTAGGTGGGCCACTAAAGTACAGCAAGAAAATAATAAAAGGTCAAATGTGTTAATTTCGTGCGGCGGTGTTGAGAAGACCGTGGCAGAGTGGTCCAGAGAGAGCGGTATAGGTAAAAACACTATATACGCAAGGCTGAGGTATGGCTGGACTGGCGAGGAAGCAGTGTCGGTGCCTGTTAACTCGAAGAGGAGTTTGTATGAAGGTTGAAAATAAGAGGGCTCTCCTAGAGCTTGGTATCATTCTTGTTATATTCTTAGGGTACTTTATAGTTACTCACGGAGTAGCGGCCTCCGCCGTAGCAGCGGCTGTGGTAACCGTGTGGTTCGTGGGTATTTTCACTATAATCGTTGGGGCATCTGCTATTTCACGTGCTGTCTTTAAGGACAAAGAATGACCTCTAACATGGGAT